ACATCTTAATATAACTTGATTACTATTTTGATCTGGAAACGTTATTATATCAAATTCAATACCAATATTAATTACATACGCATCACGAATGTTAATAGCGTCTGTTAATATTCTATGATAATTCAAATAAGTTTTTAAGTTTTCTTTAGTTGCATCATTAATAAGAGTTAATTTATTATCAGCGTCATATCCTAATACATAAAAATTTAAGGCTAAATTATTCTGAATTCTTTCTGTATTATATATGGATTCAACCGTTAACTGTGTATCTTTTGTAATATACGCTTTTGCAATAGAACCGTACTTAGAAGGTAACGTGTAAGCCCTAATAATATAATCTTCTTTGGTTACCGCTCTGTTTTGTGAAGCAAAATTTGCTAAAGCATTATTTCGTATTTCGTTTATTTCATCACCTGCTTTACCACCTATGGCGGGCTTTGGATTTGTAACCGCTAAACTTGCAACTATCTGAGAGTATAAAACACCATCAAGTCCAGATTCATCCAACAGTATACTTCTAGTTAAAATTCTAGTAAGAGTATCACTTGCAACATTATCTTGAATACCTGTACCAGTCGTGTAATAAACTCTAATTGTAGTTTTACTTGGAGCAAGTCCGTATGTTTTAGTATATAAAAAGTTAGATGGGTCTATATCTAAAGAAACAGAACTTTCTATGCCAGTTAAAGAATTTCCAATTAATTCTGGATTAGGTATTAGTTCCTCATCATCTAAGTCAGCAACTCCTGCACCAAATTGTATTTCATAAATTCCTTGATCAACTGTTCTTAAAGTGAATCTTCTTGCAACTTTCTTTAATTTAAGAAGATATGGTGTTTCATCTCTATATGCGGATAACTCTGTATCATTTCTTGCAATATTTATAACTGGCTCAAATATTGTATCTGCTGCTAAGTACGGTACATTATACCAAGTATTGTTATCCGAATCAATACCATATAAAACTTCTATGAGATTTGGATTATTTAATACAACTCTATCATATGGTTTTGGATCGTCAAATTCATAGTCTTGATACTCTACTTTACCAGAAACTGCTTTTACTGATTTTTTTAATAACCAAAATAAAACTTCACCATTCACATCTATTTCAAACGGTGTTACTTCCGTTGGATCAATATTACTACTAAATTTAAAATCAATAAAATCAACTGTTCTAAATTGAACATTAGTGTTAGTTGACGAACCAACTACCATACCAGGTTCTATTGCAAATCCATATGAATAATCTGGTACAACTTGACTTCCACTAGTAGAAACTATAGTTTTAGCAGGAACTATTTGAAAAACATCAAGTTTTACATTAGCAGCAATTCTATTTTTAGGCATATATCCAAGAGACTGTGCCGTATTTAATATGTTTACACGTTCAGTTGCGTGTAAAAGCATTGTTTCTTGAAGAGTAACATCTGTATAATATGACAAAACATCACCAACATATGCAGCCATTTCTAAGAACATCATACCAGGTGATGCTTCATTAAAATCTTGATATGTATTTGGAAAATAATTTTTCGTAAAATCAATAAGGTTTTGTTTCAAAGAAGAGAAATCTCTTGAAAGATAACGAATGTCTTTTTTAACTAAATCAGCCATTATAGATTGCCTCTTGTATTAGTAAGTTTCCTGTATCTGATATAAATATCTGTATAGGTAGATAAATGTTTGTACCACTAATTTTTACAACTAATTTTATAGAAACAGCATGACCTGGATCATCTAATCGTGGATCAACTGCTGGTATTATTGTTTCTAATTGAACGATTGTTAAAAACGGCATCCATTCTGAAATAGCAGTTTCTATTTCAGAATTTAATCTACTTGTAAAATCGTCTTCACTTGAAATGTTATCAAACAATATAGTACGAATATCCGTACCAAAAGTTGGCAACATATATCGTTCACCTTTTGAAGTCAATAGAAGATTTTTCAAGTTAGATAAAACTTGTTGAGTATTTGTAAAACTCTGTTTAAATATACCAACGTCGGCATTAAACGGAACTAAAACACCAATTGGTTTACCCAAATTTATATCTGGATTATTAGGATTTACAACTTCTCGTTTTCTTCTAAATATTGACACTCATTATCTCCCTTTTTTCTCATCCATTTTTTTAACAAGTGCAGAGTAATCTCTTGTTAACGCACTCATTACTTCTGTTGGAACTTCGTTTGGATCAACACCGTGTGGTATAGCACCGTATTTAGAATTACCTAATCCGCTTGCCATATCAGATGTGAATGAAAATTCACCGTCTAAATCGTTGCTTTCTTGTAATGTTCTTCTTGTTTCTGCTAAAATATCTTGTATAGAACCAAAATTTGATTTTGATTGTTTTGGTTTTTGTTGCGGTTTAGGTTTATCTTGATATTGCTTTAATAAAGATAACCCATGCTCAATGGTTTCTTTTTGACTTTTTTTGACTACCGGTGGAGTATTTAATTTTTTATCCAAAGCGTAATCTATTTCTTCTCTGATTATTTCTCGGATTTTCTTAAAAAACTGATTCGATTCCATCTGAATACCTACTCAATAATTATTAATAATAACCTATCTAAAAATATAAATATCATTTTTATATATTTTCGGTAATTTAAGGAAACCATTAATAATAAATGTAGTATAAATATTTTATTTTTATGGTGTTATAGATTTATCATATTTATAATTAAAATGCCACACTTCTTGCCAATATGAAAACCAGTTATATTTTCCACCATTTTCTCTAATCCATTTTTGAACAGGAGTTTGTCTATCTTGTTGATATTTTTTATAATTAGTTCCATATCCAGTATCACCAATTGAACCCGCAGCATTACCAATATCAATTGCTCTACCCCTTTGATGAAATGATCCCGCTCTATATTTTTTTGGTTGACTACTATGGTATCCCATTGGTGGTGCTACATCATTTCTATTGCCATCAGTAGTATAACTATCAAGTCCAGGTTTTTTAATGAGATCTTTTTCTTTTGGATTATTTGGATCCATATATCTATGTGTCTGATTAAGTTGTGGTTTCTGATTCTTCCAAAGAGAAATTTGTTTACCTACTGTTCTTGTTGGATCTCCGCTACCAAAACCTATTTTAATCCCTGCTGATTTTGCAGCCGCTACCATTGCAACAAAGTCTGGTACTGCATTGGTTCTTAAATGTTTACCAGGAAATCCTGGTATTGGTGTTATTATACCTTTTTGTACAGCAACTTCTTGAGTATCTAATATAGTTTCATCATCCTGATTTGTCCCACCGTCATTTCCACGAGAAACTGGTAGTTTTGTATGTTGTCCTTCATTTGATTCTGATGGTTCTATTTTTGCAGGTGCAGGTGCAGCTGGTTTTTGCTCAATATACGGTAAAAGAAAATTATACATTCTTCCTGTTAATTTACCTTTTTCAGTATCAATTCTTGTATAATAATCTTTGAATATACTTGTTGTATATATCTTAGAATCCAACCCACCAACTCTGTGTCCATCCCCTCCAGATTTAACATTAGAAATAAATACTGCACCATTTATCCAATTATCACCTGCTAATATTGCAAAATCTTTGAAGTTTGTTTCTTTTACAGCAATGTGATATGGACCACCACCTGGAATAGAATCTGCTCCCCTTGGTGTTGTATTACCACCAAAGGTAACAATCTTACCAGTTTTATCAAGATACACTAAAACTTCTGCATATAATTGATTAGATTGTGCCGTGTGACTTTTTACGGCAGAAATAACTCCTAATTTCCAATTCAACGATATTATTTTATCTAATAATTTTTGCCCTCTTTCAGTTAATGTACCATCTTTCTTTATATGATAATCAACAATGAATATTGCAATATCACCCGTATCTTTTAATAATTCATCTGAATTTAAGTTTGCTGGATCATACCATATTTTACTTGGTTTAAAAACAAGGTCTTGCATACCCGCTGCTTTCAAATCTTTCCACTTCCATTCTTTATTACCGGGATAATTTATTAATTTATTCCCACTTAAAAGTTTTTCATGGTAAGTATTGATGTTTACACTTATATCACCGTATAAAGTATAGCCAGATTTTTTCAAACAATGTTCAACCCATATACCAGACCACTTTGGCCATTCTCTCCAACTTGAATCTTGATTTTTTTTATCTGATATTGTTGTATTTACAGCGTTACCAATTCCAATCTGAGAACCTTTGTTTGTAAGAAAAACTTTTTCCAATAAAGTCATGTGTAATTCATTACCTGCTTCAAAAACATAACCTATGTTATCATTAAAAACACCAACATCATAAGCATTCAACAAAATTGGAACATCTAAAAAAGATTCAATATCTTTTTGCCCTTTTATTAAATTCAACCATTTGCCTGCTACGGTTGGTTCTTTAATATCATCAAAAGATCCACTATGTGGTGGCCAGTATGGAACTAGCGCACTTATTAGAGGTTTTCCATCATCCGATACTAACTTATTTTCGTTTGCAACAATTCCATATCCTGGATTTTCGTCTGTTCTCCATGCCCAATATCTTTTATAATATTTTTGTTTTTTATCAACCATCTCTGCTAATGTAAGGGGTTTATTTTCTTTAGTTGGTAAAATATAAAATCTATGGTTATATTTTCCATCCAAACTAACAGGAGTTTCATCTTTAGGAGGTGGTAATGGATCTTTTGCTACTTCTTCTATCTTAGAACCTTCTGGTGATTCTTGCGCTTTAAATTTTGCATCTTCTTTTTGTAAATCATTACAATCATTGGATGCAGTAGCTACTTGTTCATTAGTTCCATTTGATTCTACAACTTCGGAAGATGTTGTTGTGGTTGGTCCAGTAGTATTTTGAGCTGTTGGTTGAGAATTTGGCATTCCTTCTTTAAACATCTCATATTCTGCGTTCCTTCTTTTTTCAAGTCCCTTCATAACAACACCCTTTGAAGTTTTTGGACCGTTTTTAATAGCGTTTGCTGCCCCCTCGTAGTCTTTTGCATTTACCGCTGCTATGGCTTTTTTTATAGCGCCGCCATTCATACCCGTATTAAATCCCAAAGAAAGCATTGCATTGAACATATTTTGTGTAACTGGTTGTTGCAATCTATCATTCAATGGTTTAGCAAATCTTGGTATATCTTTTTTCTTTAATGCTAACACCTCTGCTTCTGTCATCTTTTCTCGTCCACCGAGATATTTTGAATAAAAATTTCTCTCACCGCCACCAATTAAATGACCAATTCCAATAGTTGGGTAACCTCTTGCTTCTTCGTAACTGCTTATAATTTTACCGCCTTTATCATCATAAACTTGATAACGAATACCCTCGTATCTTTTTAAAAATTGTAAACCTTTTTCGTCTGCAACAATTTTTCCAGGTTTTAGCCAACCTGGTCCAGTAGTTTCTAAAGTTGTAGTTGTTACTGTTTTTGATTGTGGTTTTTCTGTTACACCTGTTTCCGGTTTTGGATTTGGTGTTCCACCTGTTCCCGTAGAAGTTGCTGCACTACTCGGTGTTGCTGCTTCTCCGGTAGATGTAACTTTCACATTTTCCCTAATCCAATCTGCTGTTTTTTTAATTTGTCCCTGATGACTACCTTTCCATTCTATATAATGGCCAGGTGCACAGACATCTGTTATTTTATTTAATCCATAGACCGTACCGTCTTGTCCTGAATTCCAATAATAACATTTTTGTGGAGCACTCTGTATTGCGCTAGCAACAGTACCAACTCCACCTGATACAGCTCCACCACCAGCATTACTCCAAACACCTGCCAATAAAACTAAATCAAACTTTGAAATACCACCTGCAGCACTTATTGCATGATTAAATCCTTCACATCCCTTAGAAAATCCCAATAATATAAATTTAGATGGAGTAATTTTATACGTATTTAAGTATTCTACACATTCTTTCCATCCACCACTTATTCCTGTTTTGTTTACAACCTTTGAACCAGCAGTTCCAACTGGTCCATTATTTGTAGTTGTTACATTATATATGTTATAATCAGTCATACTACCATAACCGTCAGTCCACATATAGTCACCTGGTGGTTTTCCATTTACGTAAATACCACCAACTAAAAATATTAATGGTGCATTAAGTGCTTTTTTAGAAGATCTAAAACTGCCGTATTTTCCAACTATTTCCACTCTTGCGTCTAATGGACCAGCCATTTATTTCTCTCCGTAATATATGTATATATTATAAATATATTTTGTTTATATAAATTTTTATTGTTTTTATGTACTAATCACCATTTTAATCCAACAGGAATACCTCGGTTAGTATTTGCAGGGTGTTTTTCACCGTCTGAATGAAATTGGTAAGAACCTCCTGGATCTGCTGTAACCATCCATTCTATTTGTTTTCCTTTTGAATTCATTTCTGCTATCATAGTACTTGCTGCACCACCTGTTTTTAATCCAACGAAATATTTTATATTACCAGAACCATCTTTTGTTTTACCAACAAATGCGCCACCTTCACTACCTTTGACAGTGTTCCCTTGAACTACGGTTGCTGCACCAGGAACTGCTATGGTTATATTGTTAATAAAACTAGCTTGAGATTGTGGATTTTGTGCGTGTGGAGGTGATGCTTTTTTTGCAACAAATATTTCTTTAGATTTAGCAAGTTTTGGATGTGAATCTCCCTTTAACCAATATAAAACTGGAACATACATTCTACTTGCGGTTTTTGCTCCATAATTTTTTCCATTGATGATAAATGCACCAGTTGGTTGTCCACTAGCCCATCCCATAGCAGGTTCTTCAAAATAACTAAAATTTATCCATCTTGGTCCCCAGTCTTGTTTTGGAAACTTATATTGAGTTCCACCATATCCAGATGTACCCAACTCAATTCTAGCTACACCATCACCATTATTAGTATAAGATTTAACCCGTTCTATACCCTGGCTTTTTGGTACAAATGGTGTTAAATTTGAAACACTCCCAAACGCTACTGCAAACATTTCAATTTCCTGATACCACAGATTACCTTTAAGTTTTATTACATCACCTATCTTTTTACCTGTATTTTGTTGTGGTTCATTTCCAGTATTAGTACTTGGTACAAAATTAGTAGTTTCTACCTTTACCTCGCCCTTTACACCTTCTTGTATTACACTACCACCACTACCTCCACCCCCGCCGGTATCTGTTCCACCACCTGATTTATCTTCTCCTGTTGTTTCTTTTGCTGTTTCGTTTGCATTAACAGGAGTTGTTGAACCTGGTTGTATACATGGACTTTTTCCATTTGCGCTTAATCCTTTATTTGTTTCACCTGGTAAATCAGCGTCTAAATCTCCATATTCTGCTACTTTGACATCACTCCAATCACCATCAGTTTCAATTTCATCCGGCTGTGTTTCGTCATCTATAATAAATTCTAATAATTGTGAACCATAATTTTGGTCAACAACGGTAACGTTAACTTCTTCTTTATCTATGTCATCTAAAAAATACGTGTTATTAGTTAAAGAACCACTTTCCATAGATCTGTTATACGCACTACTTTCAGAACTCAATTCTGCCATTTAAAACTCCAATTATCAAACTATAATATTGTCTATTTGTAATGTTTTTCCAATTAAACTGCTACTTAATTTTTCAACACCGTCTGGTTGTTGATTAATACCAATGAATTTCTTAACTCGTATATCGGAAGTGAAACTCTCATTTTTACCACCCAATCCTTCACTTATACCCGTAAAAATAGTTGCATCGGTTAATTCATTTTTACTAACATCAAGTGTACCACGAATATTCAAATTTGCATTATTCAATGAAGTTAAATCATTATCATATAAATTAACATCACCAAACACAGTAGTTGGGCAACCTAATGCTGTTGATGATTTTCCACAACCTAAATTTTCTAAACTACTTATTCTATTTTCAGATAAATTCAAATTTTGTCCTATTGAACCTGGAAGTCCGTCTAAGTTTTCTAATTTATTTTTATTAGCAAAATAATTCCCACCAACAGATTTTGGTCCAAAATCTAAAGAAACCAATTCGTTACCAGAACAATCAAAATCACCTTCTACAACATCTGGTGCATTTTCTAAACTCTTTAATCCCATATTCTTACATATAAATTTACCATTAACATTTTTAATTTTAAATGGTATAGATTTTAATAAATTACCATCATAACCGTTTCTTTTTCCAGTTAATATAATGTCACCATTATATGAAATCACATTTCCTAATGAATCCTTGACAGTCAATGCAGGATTAAGATCCATAACATCAACTGGATTATCTGGATTTGGTGTTTCTTGGTCTGGATCTGTATCCTGATAACATTCCACGTCCGATTGATTATCATTATTTCTATCATACACTATATCTAAAGAATCTTCATATTGTTTATCTGTAAGACCATGTTTTTCTTTATAGTCTTTTTCTGCATCTGAATTATACCTGTTTTCTTCTTCTAATATTTCGGTGTGGTCTTTTAATCCTTCCCTCAATTCATCTGATTTTTCATTCAATTGTTGATATTTATTCAAATTATCTATATATGTTTGAAGTTTTGTAACACCTTCTTCTTCTATACCAAATCCCAACCCTATTGCAGCAATTTTTTGAATACGATAATCCACTTTATTAAATGATGTTAACCAAGTACCCTTAGAAACAACTCTTTGTCTTGGTTGTACATTTTCATCAAAAGTCGTATCTATCGGTTTAAGTAGGTTTAAAAATTCTTTGGAAAGTCCCTTAGCTATTCTTTCACCTTCTATTCTATCTTTCTCATCATCTGAATAAAATAAAACTGATGCGGATACTATCAAATCAAGTGATTGTCTTGAATTTAAGAAATTTTCATCAATAATTCTTACTTTAAATATATCATCCGTAGTAGTGTATGTTTCAATATATTTAATATCAGACAATGTTTTTATGTTTTTTGAAGAATCAAATAAATTAGTAAGAGTATCTTTACCAATATTTAAAGTTTTAGATAATATTTCTGTTATTTCTGGCTTTGATGCAATATCTACTAAATTTTTTAATTCCAATTGTTCTAATAATTTTTTCTTAATAGCATCAATGTCACCATTAATAATGTTGTCACTACCTACAAAATCAACAATATCTGTTATTGCTGACAATGTTTTTGTATCTACACCAAGACTAGAAGCTAAAGAATTTAAAACACCAGGTGCAGCATCTTTTAATGCGTTTATAGCAGAATCTTTTAGTGCGTCAACATTTATTTTTCCACTTAATATAGAATCCTTTACACTTTGTGTAAAACCGTCATATACAGCCGTTCTTGCGTTTACTAATGTGTATTCATACGTTAATGGAGAATTTACTGTTGATTCAAACATTTTCTTTGCATTAATGTTTTCAGTTGGTGCTGGTTTATCGTCTTCGGTAGGTGCTTTATCTTTTTCTAAAATTACAATAGGACATTTATCATCGCCTATGTATTCATAACCGTTTAAGTATTTTTTTGTTTTATCACTTAACTCTAATTCAAATCCAGAACAATATATATTTGCTATCGAATATACTCTTGCTAGTTTTCTATGTTTTACAGCATCTTCTGTTGTATGCGGATCATCAGGACATTCTATAAACTTAAAAGTTTGTGGTAATGTAAATCCACTCTCCTCTACTGCCTTTGAACATTTTAAGAATATAAAGTCATTTGCCGTTACTGTATATGTGGAAAAACCAGCCAAATTTTATCTCCAATTAAACGTATATATTTTTTGCACCTGTAATTTCTTTTATTATTGTAGCATCTAATTTTATTGCTGTACCATCTGCTGCATCTTGTTGATAACCACCATTGAATGTTTTTGTTTTTATTTCATTTACACCTGCAAATATTGTTGCATCTGTTAATGAACAATTGTCACATTGTAATATTTGTAATGGATTCAATGGACCATTTGCAGAAATACCTTTCAATGAAGTTATCTTTATGTTTCCATCCAAGCGGTACGCAAAACCAACTTTAGTTGGACCACCAACTAAAGTATCCAATCTGTTTCCACTACAATCAAATTCACTTGTAACTTCAGTTGGTCCGCCAGTTAAAGATTTTAATTCTGAGTTTTTACATAGATATGATTTTGCTTTCTTTGGACCTTCTTGTAAGGATTCTAATTGGTTTCCAGAACAATTAAATGTTCCACCGAGTTCAGTTGGAGAATTCTTCAATGATTTAATTTCCATATTAGAACAATTAAAATTACCAGCTACTACACCAAACGGTATAGGAATTTCTGTAAATCTTTTATTTGTAAGTGGATTTGTTTTTGCTGATAAATCAACATCACCATCATAATTCCATCTACCACCAATATTTTTCATCTTGGCCGGCTCTAAACCTAATTGTTCGTATGTTAAACCATTGGGATAATTAGAAGAAACACTACCAGGTATTTGAACAGTCGGTGGTGGTGTTGTTGGTGTATTAGGATCAGTTGGTGTATTAGGATCAGTTGGTGTATTAGGATCAGTTGGTGTATTAGGATCAGTTGCAAAATCTCCTCTTTCTGCTGCTTCTTCTGCTTCTCCGCTACTCATACCCATTTCTGAAGCAGGTGTTAACGAAGTTCCAGATGCTTTAGAAATTTCTTCCAATATTACTTTTTTCTGTTTTTCAATTTCACCTAATTCAGTAAGTATAGTTACAACGTTAACCACTGGTTGCTCCAATTCTACACCTGCTAATATATCTGGCTTATCACCATCTAGTTTGTTAGTTTCAACATAGCCACCACCACTCGCAGCTCTTTCCTTAGCTTTATCCATTTCTGCTTTTGTTGGTCCGCCAGGATTTTCACAAACAAATACTAAATTACTTGGAAGTGATTTTATAGAAGAGCGTAATGATTTTATATCTGATTTAATTTTATTAAAGTCTGGAGCGTTTGTTGGTGGAAGTGATTCACCTGTACCTGTTAAGTGGGTTTGTTTACTTATCGATGTACATAAACTAGCAAGTGAATCACATAAGTCACCTAACCATTGCATGGTTTTGTCACCTAATAAAACAGGAGATACTGCGTTTATGCCTAAATTTATACGATTAGATTCCATTTCTACAACTATTCCAGAATCTAACGCTATCGCTTTTTCAGAAGAAAATCCTATTCCTTCACTACTGAATCCAATTAACTCTTGTTTTTTAGCATTTAAAATTATTCTGTCAGATGATAATAAAATTTGATTACCCGCAAAAACATTTCGTGTTAACAGATTCACTGCTCTATTTTCAATTGAATTTGTTATGGTAGATGCCGGAGTAAAGTTTATCGATTGTCCAGATGTCATCCAAATCGATGTATCATCATTGTTTGGATCTTCGAGAATAAATTCATTAAAAGGTTTTTTATCTGGATTAGTACCGTTTGAAATTATTAATATAGGGTTTCCAGTATCACCCAATCCTTTTTTCCAAAGTGGTCTTTGTGGATATTCTCTTCTTTCATCAACAGTAGAACCCAATCTAATTGAATTTCCCCACCTACCCTCAATGATAATATCACCAGGATAAGGTTGAATTGGGTAAACATCCAATCTTTCTGGAAATCCTGGATCTATCGTTTTACCTGTTTCTAAACGTGATTCAACTCTATTAGTAGCACCATCCTCTGCATTTTTTCTTGCACTTAAATTTTGAGTAGATGGTTTATCTGAAAAGTCAGTTACACCTGGAATACCATTGTGATGTACTGAACTTTGTATTGAGACTGGATTTGTGTAGTAATATTCTTGACCTGAACGAAGAGCACTATTATATGACGTTGGACCTTTAACCAACATAACGACTTCACCTTTTACTGGTATGTTTTTTATGTTTGCGTCTAAAGGTCTTGCAGAAACAACATTTTGTTGAGTCTGTGAGCCGAATGCACCTAAGAACTTACAATAGATGGTATATAATTTTTCTTTATTTTTACCGCTAAAATCTACCGTAACAACTTCAGCAGGAATATTCTCATATTCCTGACCATTCAGAATCGTCTTTTGTGGATTTTGTGCCAATTTTGTTTTCCTCTTGTTCTTCTTGAATTTCTTGAAATCCCTTTAATAAGGCTTCTTTTTCTTCATCAGTCAAGAACGAGGAAGACTCCTCAGTTTTATTACTTGTAGCACGTTGTATAACCGCTGCCAATTTAACTAAATGTTCATCATTCTTAACTGACACTTCCATTAAGTCTTTGATAGAGGGAACTAACATACCAGCATCACTTATATTAGTTATAAGTGGTTTTAGGTCTGCAATCAATAAATTGAGTTGCCGTTCCTTTTTTTTCTGATTATCGTAAATATCTTTTAATAAATCAGAAAACTTTTTATTTCCAAATAATTCTTGATCAAAGCTCATATAGATAAATATGTTAGTTGTTAATAATGTCTTGTAATTCGTACCAAGATAAATTATTTATGTTAGCACCATTACGATATTGTTTGTACAATTTTGTATAAATGTATTTTATTTTGTTTATAACATTAGTTATATATTGTGAACTTATTCCTGTTCTCTCACGAATAAGAATGTATATAGCCTTTTTATTATAGTTTTCTATATTTTCTCGTGTCTTAAACAAATATATAATAGAATCTGCAACTTGCATATCTCGTTTCTTTGAAAATAAAAGTGGTAAGTACTTTTCTACAATATTAGAAAACAAATCAATAAAGTCTTTTTTTTCTTCTATCATGTCAGTTCTTATTTTTTCATTTACTATATTTCTCTCAGCATCAATCGTCTGAATATCCTGACTGCGTTTAAAATGATAATAATTTTTATTGTTTTCAGCAATAAGATAATGTTTGGCAACAATTGAAAAATAAGAAAATGCTTTGCCACTTTCTGCTTTATATTTATGGATTTTTTCATGTAAGAAAGCAACAACTTCATGTTTAACATCTTCATGTGAAACATCAAAATTATAAAACTTGAATCTATGAATCATTATTTCTGCAAGTTTATAAAATGCAGGATGAATCTTTTTGGTATAAATTATATTACGCTGTATGTCATCTTCAATGGTATTGTATGTTACAATAGCATCTTCGGTTTCTTGGGTGAAATATATAGTTTGTTTAACTTTCGGCTTTACTTCTGCCTCAATCGTAGGTACTTCCTTAGTTACTTCCTTAGTTACTTCCATTTCAATCTCACTCTATATTTGAAAACATACCAACTCTTCTACTATTAGTTTCTTCATTTTCTTCAATTGGTTTTTCATCAAAGTAATAATTTATATCGTTTATTATTTTCTTTAATTCTTTGAAAAAATAACCAGTTTCATCGTCTGCTTCAAACGAACCAATTCTATCTAATTGTTTTAATGCAGACCTATGAGATTGTACTCTATTTCTAAGTGACAATACAAATTCTTGATTTTCTAATGCAATTTCTTCCAATTCTGTGTATTTTTTGTTTAGGTTATATATAACATAACCTGCCCCACACAATAAAAGTAACAGTATACACACTAAAATAAGCATAAATTATCCTCTTGTGTGTTTAGGTTGTATAATTGTATCAATAACACCCAATTCCAATGCTTCTACTGGTGTAATATAAAAATCTTTAATCGTAGTTGTTTTCCACCATTCAACGTCTTTTTTGGAATTTGTATGCATAATATCTAATAAAATGTTTTCTAACTTTTCCATGTGCTGAACATTGGCTTTCATATCAGATGATTTACCGTAAATATCGGAAGACATTTCGTGGAACATTATTGTACTATTCTTAGATGCGGCACGAATACCTGTACCAGCACATAAAATAAGAGCAGCGGCTGACATTGCGCATCCACGTACAATTGTATTTACTTTAACATGCAAACTTTGAATGTAATCAATAATACCCAACGCTTCATATACAGAACCGCCAGTTGAATTAATAACAAGGTTAATTGGATCAGAATTTTTGGGAAAATTTTCTTCTCTCATATGTAAAATTGCTCTAATTCGAGTAATTAAATCATAAAGAGTACCATCCATAATTTCACCAAACAAAAGAACACTTGAAGCATTTACGTCTATACCATAATCCATTTGAGTAGTTGCTTCTTTCCATCGTAACGGAATATCTTCTTCTTGCTTTGCATTTTTTTCAATGTTATCATGTTCAATAATACCCATATTTTTAACACTAACTCCGTCATCATAAAAATCTTCCATATAACTACTCCAGTATATATAATAATAGTATTCTATACAGAAATCCCTCTTCTATAAGAGTGAACAGATGGTTCTCCGTAGAATACTTTTTTTTCTTCATCAACTTCAAAGATACTCATTTTTTCCTCATTTTCCAAATCTTTTTTTTCTATAACCGTATCTATATCAACTACTTCCGTTATTTCTTCAGTTGGAACAGTTTCTATTTTGGAAACGGTTACGGCATCTGTTATTTGGGATTCTGCGTTTATCCTTTCTTTTTCTTTATGTCTTAAATGATTTGCAGCAATTATTAAAGAAACTGCCAATGGGTCAAACACAGAAACAAGAACAAGTATAAACCAATTTACAATTACGTCCATTGGTTTTCCTGTTAATCTACTCAAATAAAGTAATGGACCAATTTCAGAACTAAATGTTGAATTTTCCAATACTAATTTATTTTGTTCTAATAAAGCAACCGAATCTGATAAACCAATAGATTTTTGGTTAAGTTGGGAAATTTCTTCATTGAGTGTTTGTGTGGATTGATCAACTGATTGGATATTTTTTTGTAAACCGCGAGTTCCTTGCTTCTGAGTTAATTGGGAATTCAATGAGTTTTCTTGTGAAAGTCTCAGTCTATCGTATGAGGAAATACGTTCAGTTTTTTGTTTAACCAACGTATCGATTTGTGTTTTTTGTTCCGTGAATATTTTTTTCTTTTGTTCAAGAAGAGCAATTTTATTTTGTGTTTCATAAATAGATTTTGCCGTTTCTTGATACGAGTTGGTAAGATAACCATACACACCAACAGAAGTTAATATCATTAGTACCGCTGCGGATGACATTAAATAAAACTTAAATAAAAGTTTAAGTGTTTTGAAGTGCTCATGTAAAAATGTTATAACAACTAACTTGGAAAATTCAAGCATGGCAGCCATTCCTATGATTGACCATGAACCACCAGAAAATAATTTGGATATTCCGTATACAGAATAATATCCAGAAAAAGATGCTAAACCTATTGCACAAAACCAGATAAGTGTCTGTAATGACAATAATTTGGATTTCATCAAATTCTCACTATGGTTCTAAATTTCTCATTAAACCAATAAGCTCTTCACTTATTGATAAATCTGTAAGATACGCAACACCTTCTTTTTGCATAAGTTGTATTAATTTTTTACCAACTTGATTTTGTAATGGACTTTCCAATATACTTTTACCTTTTCTAAAAAGTTGAAGCATTAAATCATTATACTCTTCTGAATCAGAACTGTATGATTTGTTATTATCAACTACATGAAAGTGTTGATTTCCAAAATAACTTTGGAAAGCACCAATGTTATGTTGAACTTCTTCCCATTTCTTTGCTACTATCATTGGTGGTACTTTTCTTGCACGCATTTGATTTCTTTGTTGAGCTATATCTAATGAAGTATTTACCATCACCATGTCAACATCATATCCCAATGAGTGTAACATACTTGAAACTCTCTGAATTTTAGGTAAATCTGCACCAGTTCCATCGATAAAAACAGGTAAACAACCGTTAACTATCTGAAAAAACTGATTTGAAGCCATTAATTTTGCCTTTTCTCTCTGAAACATCTGTGTAGAATATATGTCAGAACCAGGGTCCATTATCAATGGAAGATTGTTTCTTTTCAATAAAAACTCGTAAAAAGTGTCAGAATTAACTACTTTTACCCCAAATGGACTGATTCCACCCGCTGTTGTACCTGTTAAACCCCCCAATACGAATCCTTTACCAGATCCAGGTCCACCACCAAGAAATACTGCTTTGAATATGTTCTTGTCATGAACACTTTCTTTTAGTATACCTTCTATTATTTTTTTTAACTTAATCATAGCTCTACCCATTGTTTTAGAATACTACGAATAAATATAAAAATTTTACTTTTTAATCATTTTTAGAAGTGTCAACTCTTTCTGTTTTGTCTCTAACATAACATCAACATCTAACCCATAAGTGTTTGGTAATGTATGTATATAGTCTGAATGCGCTTGTGGTTTTATCTTCTCATCATTCTCATGAAGTGCTTTACTTTCTGAGTAGTGTACAACAGGTTTTACAGTACCCCACGTCGATGTGGCGAGTCTTAATGCATCTTCCTCTGATAAGTCACCCGTACAGAATGTATGGTGGTGGTAATCGAATACAATAGGAATACCGATGGTGTTATGAATCTGCATTAAGTCTTTAACGGAATACATACTTGCTTTATCATCGTTCTCTATTGTTAGTCTTGATTTAACAGAATCAGATAACATATCGAATTTACGGCAGAAGCGTTCCATAGTTGTTACTTTGTCACCGTATGTGCCGTTACAATGTATGTTAATTTTGTTGAACGGTGTTTTAGATAAATTCATTAAATCAAATATTTTACCATGTGTTTCTAAATCAATAATAGTTCTTCTAACTACATCGTCATTTGGAGAACCTAACACATTGAATGGACCAGGATGGCAAGTGATACGTATATTGTTTTCTTGTACAAATTTACCGATACGTTGTAATACAATACGAATTAAATGAATTTGCGGTAAAGTTTCTAAGTCATACTCAGAAGCCCAAGGAAAAATATCAGATGAAACACGAAAGAAATAAATCCCGTTCTTTACGTTCCACTTGAGAATCTTTTCTAAATCAACAACATTTTTGTATGCAAGTTCAGAAGCATAACTTACACCTTTAGTTAAAAAAGTTTTTTTAATCATAGAACGATTAGTGGTAATTTTTTCTTTACCCAATGTCATGTTAATACAGGCGTAGCCAAGCATAAAAAATCCGTATAAAGTTTTAATACAACAAGATACGGATTTTATTAGAATTTTGCTATTGCTAATATGTTTTGAATTTGTCTATCACCACTCGGATTAAATCGTGAATCAGGAACAGAATCTGCTGTTTTCTTACTTAATACATTGATGTTACGTATTCTATCAACCCTAAGTAATTTCCAACCAGGAATTTGTGTTGTTGTTTTTCCAGTTGTTTGCCATACTCGTAAATATTTTTTACCAGCTGTTGTACCAAAACAAACTGGAATAATTCCAGTTCGCCAACCAGGTGAGTTTTCTCTATCACCCTTATAATAAAGTGCTATGATTTTTTTATCATTAACAGCATTAACCAAAACAGAATCTTGAGGAGCTGCTTCAGTAAGTAGTAATATTTCGGTTAAACTTATCATAACCATAAATATATAAAAATAAAAAACCCCCAACCAAAGTTGGAGGTTATTTAGGGTATCATCCCTTTTCCCATTCCGTAGGAATTTTTTATGATTTTTTTCGTTCACATGGTAGTTGGCCAGTTAACTTCCACTTATTAAAAATTACCAACTGTTCTTCAGTAAGTAAACCTTCAATCAAAGAAAGTGTGGTTTCATTACATTTTTTCATATTAACTTGAAATGCAAGTTGTGTTTCTTTAGCAAGTTTAGTATATTCTTTTCTAATGGATTCAACTTGCCGACGTACTAAGGAATCTTTTTCTAAACCTTTGTATTGAGCCAACTTTTCTGCTTGTTGTTTTCTCAATGATTCCATTGTTGTTTTTAATTTTAACTTACATTCTTTTTCACACGTACGAGCTTCTGATAAAATAAATTTAATTTTATTCATTTGCTCTTGTGAAAGATTCAAGCAAGGTAAAACTGTTTCTAATGGAACTCTTCTTTGTATTCCAATTGAATCTTTTTTTATTGAATCACGTACACCAATCGGTGTTCTTTTTTCAAATGAAGTTGTATCTTCAACTTTTGTTAATTGTTCTTGACAACCAACAACCAATAATAAACTTAAAACCAAAATCTTCATATAGTTTTTCATAACTACTCACTTTAAATAAAAAATTAGAAATTGTTTGTTGGATCATATTCACCAGCAGAACATGAACCTGTACAAAGTAATCTTACTGAAAGACCCATATCTTTTGGTGCATTAACAGAAACACAATCATTGTTTGACCAATATAAACGCTTACTGATTACTTCTGCAGCAGAAGCGGTTGTTGCAGTCCAAAAATTAGCACTCCAACCTAAATCCCACATTTCTGCAGTTGCAGTTTTTAAATATCCACCTGGATTTCCTTTGAAATCACTTTGGTTACTACCATTTCCACTTCTACGTGATAATGTTAACCAATATTGTGTATTTTTCATTTTGTATCCAGCTACATTTTGTCCACCTAAATAGGTAACTAATGTTGTAAAATCTGCGTCAGTTGGTATTCTAAATTCAGAAGGGGCTATTCTTGCTGATGAAGAAATAGCGTACCAATTATAAAATTTTCCGTAAAGTGTACTGTTACTAGCATCATAGTTATAGTGACACCAACCCGGTGTACCTGCATCATAATATTCAGTCCATTGTTCAGATGATGATATTTCTGCTATTGGAATACCATCTTGAAATGTACTTACATCTAAGTTAGTATCACTCCATTTTTGTGCGCCTATTAGAACAACACCCATTAATTTCTCCATTCATATTAATAAATTGATTCACATATATAAATATCAAAACGGAAAAATAAAACTATTATTTTTTTGTAGTTTTTCTTTTATTTAACTTCTTTGGTTCTACCACAGCAGTTTTAGTGTTTACCTGCTTACTTACTTTTTTAACTTTAACATTAGCTCTTTCTTGTTCTTCGGAATGATGAATTACCGCAGTAACAATTGCTCTTTTATCTGCTAATTCATTTAGTACCTCTGTTAACTTACTTCTATAATACAGTCCAACACCAACCGCACCAATTAAAAACGGTACTATTGAATTAACTGTAAACAGTAAAATCGAATTTCCATCAAACATAACCAACTCCTTTATTTACTTATATGAAATATATATTTACCATCTGTTATTTTTTTAACTGTTACTGTATCATATTGATTTGTGAAATGAGAATATAAATAAATCATACTGTATTTGAATGAGGCCGATGTATTTTCATCTATTGTAAACAAAACATTATCAGAAAATTCTATACACTTTCTTACCACAGTATCTATAAATTGATATTGTCTTTCACTATACTTTGGTTTATCAAATACACCAGTAATAATAGTCCAATTAAATCTTTCAAAATCTACTTCATCAATATACTCTTGCATGGATGCTTGAACAGTTATCCATGGATGTGTGCGTTCCAATGGTTGGAAATCTGAAAATAATGTGTTTACTTCTTCATCAACATCAACCGCGGTGTACTCTATGTCAAGTCCAAACTCATCTAATGTTTTTAGAAAATCCAATCCCTTATCACATGCTCCAAAATGCAAAACACTTTCATGCTGACCAATTCCACAATAGATTATTTCTGTTGCGAAATTTTGATTTATTTCTGTTGTATGTTCCATTTAAGTGCTTCCGAAATGTTAGGAAAATTTTTAATGAATATATCTTTAATGTCATTTGCGATATGTCTGTGTTCAAGTTGTGTATCGTCTGAACACCGTAAGTCAAGGTAATGAATCCAACTACGAATAGAACCTTTCATATACATAGTTGTTTCAGTTGCTAGTGGAAGAACATCACGTGCAGTTTCTCGTGATACACCCTCATCAATTAAGTATTGATATAGTTCTTTACTTTTTTCTAAATGGTCTC